TAGCTCCTTCTCCTCTACGCCAAGCTTGGACACCTGGGCATCCAGGAGAGCATCAGACTTGATAATATGGTTAGTTTCGGCTTTAAGCTTTGCCACAGTCTCATTGGACACGAGTTCGTCAGCAAGCACCTTGCCGGTCTGGGCATCCTGCAATTTAACACGAGACTCATTAACTCCAACCTCACTAACTGACACATCTGCACGAGCATTAATTTCACGAATCTCAGCCGGAATCTTATCCATTGCTGCATTGGTAAGACCTGCCTGTGCTTTCATCTGTGCAATACGAGCCTCATTCAACTCCTTGGCATCCTCTGACTGGATAGAAGTAAGCTGGGAATCAACATCATACTTATTTGCAAGGCTGTCAGCTACCTTAGCTTCCGCAAGCAACTTATCCACACTAGCATCCGTCAACTTCTTAGAGTTATCCATATCCACATGCATCTTATCAACAGACGCCTTCGCCTGACGCATCTGGAACAACGTAGCAAGAGCAGAGATAGGATTAAAATTTCCAGCAGTATTAGTCATATGTATTGGGGGCGAAGCACCCATACCAGAAGCGAGCGAAGGAGACAAACCAGCGTTTTCAAGGTCTTTAACTCTCGCTTCCATCGGATGTAAAGCCAAGTATTCGTTAATCTGCTGATTCTTCGCAGGAGATTCGAAGAAGTTGTAAATCCAACTTGCACCAGCATCCAGCGACCTCGGAATATTTAACAAATCCCAAAAACCTGCCATCTATGTTTTCCTCCATAATTTTATTTTAACATCAATTTAAAATTTGTTCGGTGTCACCTGTACTTATACCATATCAAGTAGAGGCATAAGTACAGGGGGACACTTAATCCAAAAGTATTATTTTTTTAATTATTAGAGATTGTAGAATCCTGCTGACCACTGTCAGCATTATCAGTCTTGCCAGATTCTTTTTTACCATCCGGTGCCGGGGTTTTACCCGGCGCCGGCTTAATATTTTTAAGAGCATCGACAGCATCCATTTCACTGAAATCGTAATCAGTAGTAGGGTCTACCGGAATATCCTTATCATCTCTATCGTCATTAGCATCAGCATCAAATTGTTCAGCTCTAGCACGCTGTAAAGCCTGTCCAGCAAGCATAAAGCCTTCGACAATACTAGATACTGGACGATAGCCAGTCTGTTCAGTCAACAGCTCACCAGATGGTACTTCAGCGTCACTACCGTCATACACGTAATTCATGAAATTTTTCACATCAAGTACAAATTCACACATAATAAAACCTCCATAAAATTAACTAGTTAAAATTAACTATGGTCAATAAGACCCGGGTTGCTATCCTTAGGAATCGGGCGAACCGCTTTGATGATATTGGCGAAATTGACAATCACCTCTGGGATGTTCTGGACAGCAAAAATGCGCTTGCTAGGATTGCAAGTAATAAAATCGCCATTCAGATTCGGAGCATCACTAAAGGTTCTGCCAAGGTGCCAATAATTCAACGTATCACGCATAGCACCACAGAACTTGCTCTGGGCATGACGCAATTCATCAAAGCGACCTTGATATCCAAAAATGCGATTCAGAGTCTCGGGGGGAGTACCCGGAACACCATAAATCTCCTTCTCGGAAATCGCCTGTTCGGAAAGGTTGGCAAACTCTGGGAAATAGAAATCATAGCGAGATTCACGAGTAAAACCACGAGGGATACCTTGCGAATACGAAGCCTCCGGGCGAATGTACATCACACCGATAATCCAGCCAAATTCACGTGCAACATACCGACCGATATAGGTATGGTCAGCAGAAATACCGTGACCAGTAAAAGTACCTTGAGGCGTAGTGTTTTCGCCAGATGCAGACGTCTGCAAGACTTCCGAAACAATCAACGGAGACTTACTACCACCGATATACTCCGGACGCTGTAAGGTCTCATCATGAGGAGCAATGCCAAAATGCGCACGAAGGAACTCAACATAACGCACACCACATCTAGCGTTTCTTTCCATCCACTTCTGAATCTGGAACGCTAGGCGTAGGTCGGAAACATCAAAAGTGGCAATCTGTGATACATCAGCAGAACCAGATGCAGTAACACCAACAGAAACACCAGAACCTTGTACCCTGCGGGTATCCGAAGCCAAAACATAACCATTCGTAGAAGCTTTCAAAGAGGAACTAATATTCCCAATAATCGCACTTTCTGGAAACACAAGCGAAGAGATATTCACCGAAGCATTGCCAGACAAAGGCAGAGCAGGCGAAATACCTCTCTGTTGCCAAGGCAAGGCAGAAGTAAAATAGTCCTTCTTCCAAGCGACACGCTGGACATTCCTCGAGTTCAACGAAATAAGATTCTGCAAATTTTCATCACGAAAAAATTCATTCCAAACAAGATTGTAAGCACGGAAAGGCAATATAGATACTTTCAAGGAAGCAACATCATCACTACCAACAGGCAAGCCAAAATAATCCCAAAGCGAATATTTAGTCGCAGCATTACCAACAAGAGTGGGCATCAAAATATCCGCAGTTCCTTCAACTCCACCGGTAATAAAATCAGTCCACTGTCTCTGGTCACCAGTAGTCGTATTGTCAGAACTCAAAGCAAAAACAAGCCGGTTCGGCACGAAGAAATATCTAGTCTCAATATTGACCGGGGTCAACATTGGCGCAACCATCGGCTGGAAACGAACGACAGCCTCATTAGCAATAGTAAACGAATCGCCGGGGATGCACTCCTGGACAAGGACAGGAATAAGCTGTCCCATGTCACAGTCAAAGCACTTAGTATGCGAAAGATTAAACGAAGAGCGTCTAGGACGCAAATCCTGTACAGACGTAAAAGACATAGTTAATTCTCCTTATCATCAAAAGTTTTCAAAGCTAAATCAACGGACGAAAGCAAGTCAATAAGCTTATAACCAAGCAAAACAAACAACTTGTAATCAACAAAATATCGCTCCACATCATCATCTACAAGACCATGCAAAAACTCGTAAGCATGACAAGCAAGAAACCACTTCTTCTGAACTTTGGAAGGCATCCAATCGAAACCAACTCGGTCAAATTTCGAACATAGACGCTTCCAATAGCGCAGACCGAAAGCAACACAAGAGGGCAATGTTTCACGTGAAACATTTTTCATCTTATCGTCAGACATTTTTCTGCTCCTTGTCATCCAAATCGCCAGCATAAGCAACAACTTCCCAATCGGAGGTCATAACACCTGCATCGTGGTCAAAAGTGCCACACGAGTACAGCACATAATCATCACGATTTTCGACAACAACCGTGCCAAGAAGCTGTTTAAAACCTCTCAAAGCAACACCATCGTTCTTAGCTTCGAACAGCGGACCGTATTCTTCCGCAACCTTGTCAAAAACAGTGTAAATAACAGATTTCATACCTTCTCCTTACAAACTTTGTTTCCTGGCATTCACAGCCAGGCGTTTCTCAATGTTCAGCTCCCTGGCGGGGGCAGTGCGATACGATACAAACTGTGCATCGTCATCCGATTCGAATTCATATCCGTGGTCACGCAGAAATGACGCAATCCGGTGGAACGTCTTCTCACGCAAATCACGGATTTCGGGGATAGTCCTATCCAGCAACAACTTCCAGGACTTTGGCAGACCGTACTTTTTCGCAAAAAGCGAAATATAACCATCGCTATCCAAGCGGTCGAAATTATCTATTAGATACTGTTTACCAAGTCCCTGGGAGCACACCAGATAAGGAGGTATCCGACCTTGAGCAGTGTATACTTGCTCCGCAGTCTGTCCATACATCTTCTTAAGGACATAACCAGAAACATAGCGCACACTGGCAGGCGTAACAGAGCCTACCTTAACGAAACCTAAAGACCAGCAGTCTGAAACCAACTGAACGTCAGAAGCAGACAAACCATAAACGATAGCGTGGTAATGCGGACGTTCAAAACGCTCGCCGTACTCTCCACAGGCGAAATACTTAATCTTCCGACCATCAAGAGCTTTTCGCAAACGCTTAAAAAAGAGCTGTAAATCTCGTCTGACCAACGAATGAGAAGCAGGTAAATGCTCGTCATCATACGTCAGCGTAAGAAATACAGCACTCTTCCAATATTCGAGTTCACACATTAAACGCACCGTCCATTCTTTGTTCTTTAAAATTCTGCAAGGCAGGCAACGCCCACATGGGACAAGTATCTGGCTCGGACCATGTGGGTACTTCGGGTTCTTAATCCAGATTGGATGAACACATTGCATCATCCACTCCAGACTTAGAGCCTAATTCCACCTCTAGAGTTCCGATAACTCGAGAGCCGTTTGCCCATTCTTTTGTGAGGGCGCAACTTGCGCACAAAACGCTTACGCTTACGAGACATAACACAATCCTCCTATTTCTTTTAGAAATCATATTCACTCCGTCTCCTTACGGACTAGCGCACTAACTGCTTGAAACAACCGTGCAAAGGATGAACCTTCACCATCCTTGTCATCTATAATAGACGACATCCATTTTTGCAACCGGCTAAGTCCAAATTTACTAAAAATATCCTTATCAATAGAATCATTAGTCTTAAC